TCAGGAGTGCTCCTGGGACGCCACGATACGATGCGCAGCGACGATCGCCTCGCGCGACAGGACGAGGTCTTCGAGCGGGCTCAGCTGGCGCAGGCGAAGGGCATCCCCGCTGCGGCCGAGATACTGCTTGATCAGGTAGCGGGCGGCCCCCTCCCCGGCCATCTGGATGACCACGAAGCAGCCATCGGTCAACGGCTTGTAGGGATTGACGAAAACGATCTCCCCGGGGAGAAAGCGGTGCACCATGGTGTCGTCACAGACATAGACCGCGTAGGAATGCTCGACGCCGCGCAGCAGCGATGGTCGATTGACGATCTCGAATGACTGCCTCTCCGACATGAAACGTCCGCCGCCCTTCGCGTCCTGGATGCCCCTGACGGGTACACCACTGGATTCATCCCCTCTGGCCGAGAATGCACGGTAGGAATTATTTATTAAGGTTGTATTATCGTGGTTTCGTTCGGTTTTTTGGATTGACTCCCCGGCGCGCGGCCGGTCGATCGGTTCGCCGATCGTGTCGACCGCGATATCGAGCGCGCGCAGGATACGGGCCAGCCGGTCATAGCTCGGCTTGCGACCGCGGAGGACGTTGCGGACGGCGTCCGGGTGCAGCCCCGCCTCCTGGGACAGCCGGCGCTGCGACTTGCCGCTGGCACGGAGTTTCTGCTCGATCAATCGCTGCAGCTTGTCGAAATCCATCGCGATCTTGCCTGTTCTCGCGGCTGTGCATGCCGCTTTCAGTTTGCGGTCAATTCACCGTTGACAATTAGGTGTATTGTCCGCATAATGCTGTCTAATATTCACGCTGTCAAACTGCACCCCCGAACAATCAACGCCCTTCCCGAACGAGCCGCCATCGCGGACGAGCGCGTCCGGCTGCCAGGTACCGGAGGCGGCAGCGCATGGCGTCGCTGACGGCTCCGCGGCGCCTGCCGCGGGCCTGGTCGGGAATCAAGGACTCGGGGGATGAACCGAACGGCAGCGTCAATCGCGACGACAGCATTGCGCCCCTCGCCGGCGCAGCCTGCCGGAACTCCCGGCAGCTGAAGGGCGAGCCTCCCCGTCGAACTGGTGGGGCGGACGTCCGCCATGGAGCGGGCGCGCCGCCCCACCGTCTTTTCGGCTGCCCGGCGCGCCGTTCGTCGAAACGGCGCCGGGGTCGAACGGACGGTCCGGGCGGCCGGGAAGGCAATGGGGCGGGAACAAGAAAATCGGGAAGCGGGAGAGGCGAAGGGGAACGCTACAACGGAGGGGAAGAGATGGCACGACGAGGTCGACCGCGAAAGAGCGGTCTGCGCGAACCCAACGGCCGGCTCGCACTTGTGGCCGAAGATCGCGGAACCGTAGAGAACCAGCGCCGGCGCGCCTGGCTTGCGCAGGGCGCCGATCCGGCCCTGACCAGTTATCCGCTGGGGATCCTGCTGGCCAACGACGCGATCAGCGATGCCCAGCATCAGGCCGGGTGCCGCTATGCCTGGCTGTTCTCCATCGCCATCGGCCGCGCCAGCACCGCCGCGCAATCCTTCGACCGCCTGGAGCGCGGCACGCGGCGCATCCCGACAGGCGCGCTCGAGGCCATGGAACCGACAAGCTCGGACGACTGGCGGGCAGCGCGCGAGCGCGAATTCCGCGAAGCCGCTGCGGAGCTCGTCTCGACCGGCAGACAAGTCAAGGCCCTCATCGACGAGACCGTGATCTATCAGCATTGCCCCCGCTGGCTCTTTCCCAAGATCCCCACCAATACGGACGTGACCGAGGCCCGTGCCCTGTTGCTCGGGCTGGACACGCTGGGGCGCCATTTTCGCACGAAAGTCACATTCAATGCTTGACTTTTTCGCCAGAGTATATCATTATGGTTGAAATTTATGATGCAAACTTCCGCCCCGCGACAGGCTGTCGAGACGGGGCTTTTTCATGCCCGGCGCACGGCTTCCAGCCCTGCCCCCACCACCCGGCCCGCAACCGGCAATCGTGATCCGCACCCATGACCGACAGACCGACGCGCCGCCCGTCCGGCCGCTATAACGGTCGGCTCGCGCTCGAGATCTGCGCCCGCCTGGCCGACGGGATCTCGCTCCGCCGGATTGCCGCCGATCCGGCGATGCCGGCGCGCTCGACGATCTGGCGCTGGCTGGCCGAGAAGCCGGAGTTCGCCGCCGCCTATCGCCGCGCACGGGCGGCAGACGCCGAACGGCTCGCCGACGAGATCCTCGAAATCGCCGACGACGGCGGCGACGACTATGTCCTGGGCGCCAAGGGCGGCGCGCTGCCGAACACCGAGCACCTGCAACGCTCCAAACTGCGCATCGACACGCGGAAATGGCTGATCGCCCGGCGCAGCGCCGATGCGACCCAGGCGCAGGGGGATGCCAATGACGACGACAGGGGCGGCGCCGGCGATGCCGGCGTGACCCTCTACCTGCCCGACAATGAGCGCGATTAGGGCCCTGCCCGGACCGCAGGAAGCCTTCCTCTCCTCGCCGGCGGATATCGCGATCTACGGCGGCGCCGCGGGCGGCGGCAAGAGCTTCGCCCTGCTCCTCGAGCCGCTCCGCCATATCGCGCGCAAGGGTTTCGGCGCGGTGATCTTCCGGCGCAACGCCAAGCAGGTCCGGAACGAGGGCGGGCTCTGGGACGAGGCGGCGACGCTCTATGCCGCGCTCGGCGGACGGCCGCGCGAAAGCCAGCTCGAATGGATCTTCCCGGCCGGCACGAGGATCGGCTTCGCCCATCTCGAGCACGAGCGCAGCAAGTACGACTGGCAGGGCGCCCAGGTGCCGCTGATCGGCTTCGACGAGCTGACCCATTTCAGCGAGAGTCAGTTCTTCTACATGCTTTCGCGCAACCGCTCGACCTGCGGCGTCCGCCCCTATGTGCGGGCGACCTGCAATCCGGACGCCGACAGCTGGGTGGCGCGCCTGATCGACTGGTGGATCGACCAGCGGAGCGGGCGGCCGATCGCCGAGCGGGCCGGCCGGTTGCGCTGGCTGATCCGCTCTGGCCGCGACCTGATCTTCGACGACGACCGGGAACGGTTGAAGGCAGCGCATGCGGACAGTCAGCCGAAGTCGCTCACCTTCATCCCCGCCTCAGTGCATGACAATCCGGTGCTGCTCGCCGCCGATCCGGGCTATCTCGCCAACCTGAACGCGCTCGACCTTGTGGAGCGCGAGCGCCTGCTCGGCGGCAACTGGAAGGTCCGGCCGGCCGGCGGACATTATTTCCGGCGCGGCTATTTCCCGATCGTCGACGCCGCCCCGGCGGAGGCCCGGCGCTGTCGCCACTGGGATCTTGCCGCGACGCTGGCCAGCGAAGGCCGGGACCCGGACTGGACGGTCGGCTGCCGCATGGCGCGGAGCGCCGACGGCCGCTTCTTCGTCGAGCATATCGAGCGCTTCCGCGGCACCCCCGGCCAGGTCGAGCAGGCGATCCGCAATACCGCGCAGGCCGACGGCCCCGCCGTCACCGTGTCGCTGCCCCAGGACCCGGGCCAGGCGGGCAAGGCCCAGGCCCGCGCCTTCGCCCGGCTGCTCGCCGGCCACGTCCTTCGGATCGCGCCGGAACAGGGCACCAAGCTCGCCCGCGCCGCGCCCTTCTCGGCCCAGTGCGAGGCCGGCAACGTCGCCCTCGTCCGCGGCACCTGGAACGAGGCGCTGCTGACCGAGCTGGAAAGCTTTCCGCTCGGCCATGACGACCAGGTCGACGCCGCGGCCGGCGCCTTCGCCACGCTCGTGGATGCGACCCAGGCCGCCCAGGGTCCGATCGTGGGCCTCTATTAACGGATCGATGGGGATGGAACGATGCCCGTAGACAGCAAGGCCGACCGCTATCTCGCCACGGCCCCGAAATGGCGGCTGATGCGCGACTGCATGGCCGGCGAGGACGTCGTCAAGGCGGAGGCGATCATCAACTGGCACGAGCGACGCGAGAACGGCACGACCGCGCTCGACATGCTGGTCCTCGACGAGGGCGAGACCCGGCGCGATCCGGCCGACCCCTTCGAGACCCGGCGCAGCGAACGCTGGCGGGTGATCTGGCAGGCGGACGGCGTCGCCGTCGAGACCTGGACCCGGCCGAGCCCGGATGCGCCGCCGGTCCCGGCCGGGCCGCCACTGCCGCTGAGCGGTGGCGGCAGGGCGCTCACCGAGGCGCCGTTCGTCTTTGTCGGCGCCCGCGACCTGACCGCCGACCCGGACGAGGTGCCGCTGCTCGGCCTCGCCCAGACCGCGCTCTCGCTCTATCGCCGTTCGGCCGACTACGAGCAGTCGCTGTTCATGACCAGCCAGGCAACCCCGGTGGTCGTCGGTGTCGCCGGCGACGACCCGAACGCGCCGCGGGCGATCGGCGCCTCGACCATCTGGCACCTGCCGCAGGGCGCCGACGCCAAGTTCCTCGAGGTCTCGGGCAGCGGCCTCGCCGCCCAGCGCCAGGCACAGGAGGACGATTTCGCCCGCGCCATGCAGGCAGGCGCCCAGCTGCTCGATCACGCGGCGGCGGAATCCGGCGAGGCGCTCCGGCTCCGCCATGCCGCCCAGTCGGCGACCCTGATCTCGATTGCCCGCACCGTTGCCGCCGGGATCGAACAGGCGCTGCGCCACGCCGCGCGCTGGATCGGCGCCGATCCGGAAGCGGTCAGCTATCGCCCCAACCTCGACTTCGTCGACAGCGCCGCCTCGGCCGACGTGATCCGGGCGATCGTCGACGCCTGGAGCGCCGGAGCGATATCCTCCCGCACCCGGCATGAACTTTTCCAGCGCTACGAACTGGTCCCGGTCGAACGCGGCCACGACGAGGAAAGCGCCCTCATCGGGCGGCCCGACCCGGACGCGGCCCCTGCCGCGCGCCGCTGACGCCCCTCCGCCCGTCCCATCAAGGAGAGAGAATTTGGCCCCGGAATTCGATTTTCCGGCCGAGGTCGACGACCTCGCGTCGGTGCCCGAACCCTTTCGCGCGCTTTACGAGCCAACGGAAGAAGGCGGCGCGTCGCTGCTCGCGACCCTTCGCGCCCGCCTCGCCGATGCGGCCGAGAAACCCGTTCTGACCGAGCGCCTGGCCGAGTTGCAGGCCCGCGCCGAGACGATGGACCAGGCGCTCCGCGAACGCGAGGCGGCCCTCGCGGGCCACGCGCTGGAGCGCGCCGTCGGCGATGCGGTCGGCGTTGCCCGGATCCGCCCGGAGGCCCGCGCCGATGTGCTGCGCGCCGCCCGCGAGGCCTTCGAGGCCGACGGCGACGGCGGTGTCCGCCCGCGCGATGCCGAGGCCCAGCGCCGCGGCCAGACGCTTCCGCAGTGGATCGAGCAGCAGAAGGAGACGGCGCCGCACTGGTGGCCGGCGAGCGCCGGATCCGGCGCCGCCGGTGCCGATGCCACCGCCGGTACCGGCGGCCGGGCAACCAGCTATGCCGCCGCCGGCGACCTGGCGCCCGAGGAATATGTCCGCCGCCGCCGCGACGGCAGTCTGCAATAGCCCGGGCCCGCCGCCCCCTTCTCCACGCCGCCAGAACCGACGAACCCCACCCGCATCCGAGCAGGAGCCAGCCTGATGCCCAATTCGATCCTTTCCCCCTCGATCATCGCCCGCGAGGCGCTGATGCTGCTGGAATCCAACATGGTCTTCGGCAACCTCGTGTTCCGCGGCCACCAGGACGATTTCACCGGCGCCCGGGTCGGCGACACGATCACCGTGCGCGGCCCCGCGACCTTCGTCGCCGATGAGTATGACGGCGCCACGCTGACCATCCAGGACGCCACCGAAAGTTCCGTCCCGGTGACCCTGGAGAAGCATTTCGACGTCTCCTTCAAGGTCTCCGACCGGGAAATGTCGCTTTCCATCGCCGATTTCTCCGGCCAGCTCCTGCAGCCGGCGATCCTCGCCATCGCCGAGGCGGTCGACGCCTATGTCGCCTCCAAGTATGTCGAGACCCATGCGGTCATCGGCAGCGCCGGCAGCCCGCCGGCCTCGCTCGCCGACCTCGCCGCCATCGACCGCCGCCTGAACGAGGCCCGGGTGCCGCTGTCCAACCGGGCGCTGGTCCTCGACCCGGCTGGCAAGGAAGCGATGTTCCAGATCCCGAGCTTCGCCGAGGCGGACAAGCGTGGCGACCAGGGTTCGGCGCTCCGCGACGCCTCGATGGGCCGCTTCATGGGCTTCGACCATTTCATGAGCCAGAACGTGAAGAGCCACGCGAGCGGCACCGCCGCCGGCTCGCTCGCCGTGAACGGCGCGGTCACCGCCGGCGCGACCAGTCTCGATATCGACGGCGGTTCGGGCAGCCAGACGCTCAAGGCGGGCGACCTGCTGAGCTTCGACGGCATCGAGGGCAGCTTCGTGGTCACCGCCGACAAGACCGCCAGCAGCGGCGCCTGGAGCAGTGTCGCGATGAGCCCGGCGCTGCCGGCGCTCGACCATGGCACCTCGGTCAGCCTGGTCGCCAGCCATGTCGCCAATCTCGCCTTCCACCGGAACGCCTTCATGCTGGCGGTGGTCCCCCTGTCGCTGCCGAAGGGCGCCGGCATGGCGGAATACGTCAACTTCCGCGGCCTCGGTATCCGCGTCGTCTACGACTACGACAAGGACGCCAAGTCGGACGTCGTCTCGCTCGACCTGCTGGCCGGCGCCCGTTGCCAGGATCCGCGCCTCGCCGTCCGCGTGCTCGGGTAACACGGGCGATGCCTGAACTGCTGGTCTATGCCGCCGGCCCGGACGACCGGGACCCGACCCTGCTGCGCCGGGGATCGATCCTCCGGGCGGAGCCCACGGGCTTCCAGTGGGGCCGGCGGGAGAGCTTCGCCGCCTGGCGGGCCGGCGGCGGGCGGCCGGGGGACTGGCACGGCAAGACCGTGATCGTCATCGTGCCCGACATCGATCTCAGCCTCGAGGACGCCCGTAGCCTCGCCGAACCCGCCTATGTCGTGGTGCGGAACGGCCGGGAAATCCCGAACGTCGAGCCCGGCCCGGGTGACGAGCTGAAAACGCACAGCCGGAGAAAGGCGAGGCTCGACCTCGCCCGAACCGAGGATGCCGGCGACGGCGTCCGGTTGATGACCGGGGCGGTGCTCGACCGGGCGGTCACCGTCTCGGACGGACTCGACCGGCAGGGCCGCAGGATGGAGACGGGCCGTGCCCTCCGTCAGCGTTAAGCCGTCCGGCGGGGATTACACCTCGCTCGACACCGCGCTCGCGACCGAGGCGGGCGACCTGTCCTCCATCGGGCCGATCGACTTCGAGATCTGGACGTTTCCCGGCGGGCTGGACGAGGAAGTCGGGATCTACCACGGCGACGGCTGGACCAACGAAAGCGCGGTCAACCGGATCCGGATCACGGCGGCAACCGGCGAGAGCTTCGTCGATGCCGGGCCCGCGACGCCGCTTTACTGGGATACCGCCTTCGCCCATGTCGACAAGTCTTCCAACTACCAGAACACCATCGACATCGACGTCTACTACGTCACGCTCTCGCGGCTGATGATCGGCCATTCCGGCGGCTTCAACGGCCGGGTGATCAAGGACCTGCTGAATCATACCAGCATCGACCAGTGCATCGTCTACGGCACCCAGGGCAACCTGACCCTGATCGATATCGGCGGCAGCGCCGGGGTGATGCAGCGCTCGGTCGTCATCCTGGACAACGACGGCAACGGCTCGGCGGTCTATTTCTCCGGCGGCTCGATCTCGAACGTCACCGCCGTGCGGCCCTCGGGCCTGGCCCCGGCCGGGCTCGGCATCCGCCGCCAGTTCGGGACGCCGGTCGCGAAGAACTGCGTCGCCTTCGGTTTCGAGCAGGACTTCGCCGGCACCTGGGCGGCGGGCACCGACTACAACGCCTCCGGCGACGCGACGGCGCCCGGCGCCAGTTCGCTCACCTCGCTCGTCTTCGCGGACCAGTTCGAGAACGCGGCAAACGACGTCCGGGCAACCGCCACCGGCGACCTGCAGGCCGGCACGACGATCGGCATGCCCGCGACCGACATCTTCGGGACGGCGCAGACGACCCCCGCCTGGATCGGCGCCCATGTGCCCGGCGGCGACGGCGTCGAAGGCGAACCGGCGGACCTCGCCGTCCCTGTCGAGGCGGATCAACCCGGCGCGAGCATCGCCGTATCCGGCGCCGCCGACGGACATGCCATCGACTGTGCCGTCGATCCGGTCTCCGCCAGCCTTCGGGTCGCCGGCACGCCCGGGGAACTCGCGGTCGCCGGCGACGTTGATGTCGCCATGACCGGATTCTCCGTTTCCGGCAGCGCGGACGATTCCCCCTGCGTCGTCGCCTTCGACATGGCGGCAGGCGCGCTTCTGCCGTTTCCCGGGATTCCCGAGGATGTGTCCGAGGCGCCGACGATCGACGCAACCAGCGGCACGCTGGGCGGAACGGGAGCGCCCGAGGCCATCGCGGTCGATCCGACGATAGGCGAGCCGTCCGGCGCTTTCCGCGTCCCGGCCGGCCTTCCGGGCGATCTGGCCGCCGATGCCGCCATCGGGGCCGCCGAGGGCGCGGTCGGCTTCGACGGCCTGCCCACCGACCTCAGCCCCGGCACGGATGCCGACATCGTCGCGGGCACCGTTACCGTCGGCGGCGCGCCGCACGACCCGCAAGTCGCCTGCATGTTCGACGACCCGTCGGGCGGCGTCCGGGTCGAGGGACTTCCGGCGGGTCTGGCGATTGCCGTCGCCATCGACGGGGCCGGGCCCGCCGCGCCCGCCACGACACCGCCCGGCCGCAAGGCGGAGGCCCCGCAGCAAGCCCGCACGGCCGCCGCCGGCCAGCAATCACGCGGCGCTCAGGCCGCCTGAGAGGAGACCATCATGGCGAAATCTTCCCCCGACTGGGTCAAGGACGCGAAGCTCGAGGCGATCGCCGACAATTGCGACAAGCTCGTCCTTTGCGAGGGCGAGCCCTCGACCTACAGCCACGTCTCGAACAACAAGGGCGTGTCGGACGGCAAGCGACTCGGCACCGTCGATCTCGCCACCGGCGCCGGTGGCGGCGACTACACGATCGCCGACAACGACGGCGGCGGCGGTGGCCGGATGCTGACCGTCGGCGCGCAGACCGGCCTGACCGTCGACGTCAACGGCGACTGGGACCATGTCGCGCTGGTCGACAGCGTCAATTCCAGGCTCGGCCCGGTGACGACCAAGACGAGCCAGGCGATCACCACCTCGGGCACGGTCGACATCGCCGCCTTCGCGATCCGTGACAAGGATCCGACCTGATGGCGCTTCCCCTCGACGCCGTCGCCTGGGCGGACGCGCTCGATCCGCACGAGTTCAAGGAGTATGTCGCCCAGTGGGGCACGGTGAACGCCGCCAACGGCGGCGCCACCATCGCCTCGGCGACGGTCGCGCTGTCGGCCGAGGCGGTCACCGCCGGCGTGGTGATCGACGATGCGGCCCATCCGCCCGCCAGCAACGACGACGACGTGACGATCTGGCTCCGCGTCGAGCCCGAGAACCGGCTCGACGCCGCCTTCGACGGCGAAGGGGCGACCTTCGGGGTCGAGATCACGATCGACGATTCCGACGGCCGCACCCTGCAGCGCACCTGGCAACTGACGGTGAGACAACGATGAGCGTCACGATCGCCAATCCTCGCCGGAGCCGCACCGCCTTCATCAAGGACGGCGCGGTCGTGGGCGACGACTGGGCCAGCATGCGGGAACTGCCCGAGGCCGAGAAACGGGCGCACGGGGCGAGCCATTTCCTTGCCGTGCGGCGTGTCGCCGCCGATTTCGAGGCGGGCATGATCTGCAACTTCCAGGGCCGCGACTGGCGTGTCGTCGCCGTGCGACCGTCGCCGGAAGGCCGCCATTTCAGTCGCCTGATCGTCCGGAGGACCTGAGACATGAGTTTCGTCGCCGAAGACGGCACCGGCCTCGCGACCGCCAACAGCTATGTCGCCACCGCCGAGGCGAGCCAGTATCACGACGAGCTCGGCAACAGCGCCTGGGCGGCCGCCGCCGAGGAGCTGCGCGAGCTGGCGCTTCGCCGCGCGACCCGCTATATCGACGGCCGCTACGCCTTCGTCGGCTGTGTCGCGGTGCCGACCCAGGCGCTCAAATGGCCGCGCACCGGCGCCTTCGACACCGAGGGACGGCTGCTATCCGGCGTGCCGGTGCAGGTTCGCGAGGCCTGCCTCGAACTGGCGCTGCATCTGGCCGAAGGCGGCAGCGTCGAGGCGGCAACCGCGGCGGAAGGCGCGATCCGCCGCCAGCGGGTCGGGCCGATCGAGACCGAGTATGCGGAGATCGAGCGCGGCCGCGAATTCCCCTTCGTCTCGCGCCTGCTGGCCGGACTGACCGTGCCGCGCGGCCTCGACCGGGCCTGACGCGATGACCGGATCGGGACGCCTCGCCGCGAGCCTGCGGCGGGCGATCGCGCGCGCCTTCGACAGCGCCGACGACCTGGCGCCGGCTGCCATTCTGCGACGCGTCATACAAGGCGGCCATGTCCCGGGCGAGGGCGCGCCGGCGAGCGAGAGCGACAGCCCGGTGCGCGTGCTCCTCGATTCCGCCGCCGCCGCGAGCGCCCGCTACTACCACGATCTCACGCTGGAGCCGGGCGACCGCATCGCCTGGCTGGAATCGACCGTGACGGCGCCGCGGAACGGCGACCGCCTGATCGTCGGCGGCGTCACCTACGCGATCCGCCTCGTCGATCCGGCCGATGCGGGCGCCGGCGCGCTCTACCGCCTTGTGGTGCGCGGCTGATGCCCGGTTTCGCGCAGACTCTGAAACAATTTCAGAATACGGTCCTGGGCGGGATCGCCCGACGCCACGGAGAAGTCGCGGGCGGCCTGCTTGCCCGCCTGGTCGACCGGACGCCGGTCGCGAGCGGCCGCGCCCGAGGCAACTGGCTGGTGGGCCGGGGCCGCGTTCCGGTCGGCGAGAGCGGCCGCCCGGACCGGGACGGCGCCGCGACGCTGGCCGCCGGGCAGAATGTCATCGACCGCGCCGGACCCGGGGAGACCCTGCATCTCGTCAATCGCACGCCCTATATCGCCGCGCTGGAACATGGCAGCGGCACGCGCGCGCCGGCCGCGATGGTCCGGCTGACGGTGATCGAATTCGCCGACATCGTCGCCGGGACGGAGGATCGGACATGAGTCATCGCAGGATCGAGGCAGCGCTGGAGACCCGGCTGCTCGCGCTCTACCCGGCCTCGCGGATCGCCTTTCCCGGCGCGGCCTTCGCGCCGCTTCCCGGCACCGACTGGGTGCGCCCGCATTATCTGCCCGCCGGCGCCCGGCAGGCCGGACTCGGATCGGCGGCGGCCGACCGCGAACGCGGTCTCTACCGGGTTTCCGTCTTCGCCCCGGCCCATGCCGGGCGGCCCGCGGCGCTGGCCCTTGCCGACGCCGTGAAGGGCCATTTCCGGCGCGGCGACCGACTTGCCTTCGAGAGCCTGTCCGTCACCGTCGAACAGGTCTCGGTCGGCCCGGCGATCGCCGAACCGGACTGGGTCGAGATCCCCGTGGACATCGCCTGGCGGGCCGACATCCCGCTGCCCTGAACAGCCCGCTCCCGTTGCAACATCCGTGAAGGAGAATGCCGATGGCTTTCGCTGCCGGTTCACGCCACGCCCTTGCCTATGTCGCCGAAGCGACTTTCGGCGTCACGCCGGAGACGCCGGCGATGCAGGAGCTGCGCCACACCGCCTGCTCGCTCGGGCTGGCCAAGGACAGTCTTGAATCGAACGAGATCCGCGCCGACCGCCAGATCGCCTTCCAGCGCCACGGCAATCGCCGGGTGACCGGCGAGATCGGCGTGGAATTCGCCTACGGCGCCTTCGACACGCTGCTCGAGGCGGCACTCTTCGGCAGCTGGTCGTCGGACGTGCTGAAGGCCGGCATGACCGAGCGCAGCCTGACCATCGAGCGCGGCTTCTCCGACATCGGGCAATATGCGGTGCACAGCGGCTCGATGGTCAGCAGCTTCTCGCTCTCGGTCCGGCCGAACCAGATCGTCACCGGCTCCTTCGGCATCCTCGGCAAGGAGATGAGCCTCGCCGCGAGCCCGCTCGACGCCTCGGTGACGGCGGCGCCGGCGAACGAGCCGTTCGACAGCTTCCAGGGCACGCTGACCGAGGGCGGCGGCGCCATCGCCATCGTCACCGGGCTCGACTTCACGCTGGAGAACGGCCTCGACCCGGCCTTCGTCATCGGCTCCGCGTCGACGCCCCGGATCACGCCCGGGCGCTCGCGCCTGACCGGCACGCTCAGCGCCTATTTCGAGGACGAGACCCTGCTCGCGAAATTCGTCGACGAGACTCCGAGCGCGATCGCGCTGACGCTCTCCGGCGCCGGCGGCTCCTACGCGATCGCCTTCGAGAACGTGAAATATACCGGCGGCTCGGTCCCGGCCGACAATGCCGGTCCGCTGGCGCTCTCGCTGCCCTTCATCGCGCTCTACGACGCCGCCGAGCAGTCGCAGGTCACGATCACCCGGACGGCCGCCTGATGACCGGCGAAACAGACCGTCCGGACTTGCCGGCGCCGCTCGACCTGCAGAGCCTCGACATCGAGGCGGCGGCCGGGGAAGGCGCCTCCTTCACGCTCCGCCATCCGGTCACCGACGAACCGCTCGTGCAGGACGGCCGGGCGATCACGATCACCCTCTGCGGCGCCGATTCCCGCCGCTGGAAGGCGATGCAGCGGGCCAACCTGGACCGCCGGCTGCGGCGCGGCCGCGCGGTTCTCAAGTCGGCCCAGATCGAGGAGGAGAATATCGAGCTGCTGGCCCATTGCACACGCGACTGGCAGGGTATCGTCTATGGCGGCGAGGCGCTCGCCTGCACGGAAGCGAACGCCCGCCGGCTCTACCGGGAGCAGAGCTGGATCCGCGAACAGGCGCTCCAATTCGCCGGCGAGCGGGCCAATTTCCTGGGGGAGCACTAGCGGCGCTGCTCGCCTTCGCCGAGGGCGAGTTCGCGCTGCAACGGGCGGAGAACGGGGCGAGCCGGCGCGCCCACCTGGAGCAGGTCGCCCGGCAGACCGGACAGCTTCCGGACGAACTCGGCCAGGCGCCGCCGCCGGCCGCGCTCGCGCATGTCTATGACTGGTTTCTCGATCTGTCGGCCGGGCGCGGCGGAACCGGCTTCGGACCGGCACCGCTTTCGGCCGGCGAAATCGCCGCCTGGGCGGCGCTTTCCGGCATCACGCTCCGCGATCACGAGGTCAGGGCGATCCGCGCCCTCGACCGGCTCTGGCTTTCGCTGGCGGCGCGGGAATAGGCCGCGCCAGGCGCGTCTCAGCCGCCGTCGCGGCCGATGATCAGCCGGGGTTCGGCGCGCTCGACCCGCGCGCTGCGTTCCGGCCGCTCGGTGCGCAGGGGCCGTCCGACCCGGTCGTCGCGGTCATCCCGGTCGTCGGAAAGGTCGCGTGCATCCCGGTCGTCCGGCGCGTCGCGCTGCAGGCGGGCCGGCCGGAGTGTCGGGCCGGCGCGTCCGGGCTCGGCGTCGTTGTCCGCCGTCACCGGTTTCCGTGCGACCGCAGGTTCCGCCGGCGCCGGGGCACGGGGCGCGGTTGCCGGAAGGGCCAGTCCGCCGGCCTCGAAGCGGCGCGCGATCCGTTCGATGCGGACCATCGCCTCGACGCCGCGGGCCAGCGCGAACAGCGCGACGCCGGTCACCAGAACCGGCAGCGCCGAGAGCCAGAGCACATGCACGGCGGTCAGGCCAGGTGCCAGTTCGACGTTCGGAACGGCGGAAAACGCGAAGGCGCCCGCCAGCACGAAAAGAGGCACCACCAGCAGGCTCGCAAGGAGGCGCAGGGAAAGCGTCCAGAAAGTCATGTCACCACCAGGTTCGTTCCGCGGTCGGCCGGCGCCCCCGCCCGGCATCCGCAATCGCTCCGCCCGCCTTCTTAAATCGTAAGGCGGCCACCATCCGCAACCCCCAATTCAACTTTCTGCGAGGCCCGCATGATCACGGACATCGCGACCCTCGGCATCGAGTACCGCGCGATCGGCATCGACGAGACCGCGCGCGCCATGGCCGCGGCGAGCCGGGAAGGCGAACACGCCGCGGCGGTGATGTCGCGGGCCGAGGCGGCGCAGGCGGCGCTGGCGCGACAGACCGCCGCCGCCAGGCAGGCGCTCGACGGTCACCTGGCGGCGATGGAGCGGCAGAACGCAGCGCTCCGCCTGACGCTTGCGGGCCAGGGCGACCTGCTGCCGATGCTGGAACATGAGGCGGCCCTGCGCCGGCGTCTCGGCCGCGAGCTTCTGCCGGAGGAGGCGCGCGCGATCCGCGCGCTCACCGCCGAACAGCAGCGCCTGACCGCCGAGGTCCGAGCCCAGCAGCGCGACGCCGAAGCCCTTGCCCGTGCCTACGACCAGTTGGCCCGGAACATCCAGGACTCGCTGGCCGACGCCTTTTACAACGTGCTCGACGACGCCGATGAGGGCTTCGACGAATTCTTCGACAATCTGGTCGATCTCGCGAAGAAGGCCGCTGCCCAGATCGCGGCGGCGATGGTCATTCAGCCGGTACTCGGCGGGATCGGGAGCGCACTCGGGATCGGTGGCCAGATCGCCGGCGGTGGCGGCTTGCTCGGCAGCCTGTTCGGCGGCGGGACCACGGGCAACGCGGGGGCGCTCGACATCGCCAAAACCATCGGCGGGATACTGCCGAAGCCCTTCGACATCAGCGGCGCAATCGGTGCAGGCGGGTTGTTCGCGCCCGCGACCGCGACTTCTCTTGCCGGCGGCTTCGCGTCGTCTACGGCTGGCGGTCTCGGCGTTGCGGCCGTTCCCGGCGGCGTGTCGAATGTCGGCTATGTGACCGGCGCGGCCGGTCCCCTTGCCGGTGCGGCACCGCTCCTTGCCGGTGCCGGAGCCTTGGCCGGTATCGCCTCGCTCGCCTTCCTCGGTTATTCCTCGGTCGCCGGCAACAAGCCCATCCCCCGCGCCGCCGCCTCGGTCGGTGTCGGCCCGGACGGGCGGCTTCTGGTCACCGACGCGCAGACCCGCGACAAGGCCCCGCAGGAGGTCGCCGACCAGTTCGGCCAGCAGCTGATCGCGGTGCTGCAGGGCTTCGCCGATGCGACCGGCGGGACGTTCGCCCCGGACTTCGACGCGCGGATCGGCTTCAACGCGGTCAAGAAGGCATTCGACACGCAGATCAAGGGCGTTGACCCGGCTGACGGCTTCCTCGTTTCCGAGAATGGCGACGCGATCCAGAAAACCCCGATGTTCCGGGAACTGGACGACGCGCTCAAGCGGATCATCGTGGACTCGGTCGAGAACGGGCTGATCTCCGGCGTCGATGACGCGGATATCGCGGTGCTGTTGCGCGAGGGGATCGAGGAGGGGCTTCGCCTCCTCCAGATCAAGTCGCTGTTCAAGGACGAGGTGGCCGACCCGGTGGAATCGACCCTGATGGACATGATCGACGCGCTGGAGCCCGCCTTCGAGCAGCTGGTCGCGGACGCGAAGAAGGCCGGGATCGACCTCGTCAAGGTCGAGGCGGCGCTGACCCGCGACCGCCTGAACATTCTCCGGCAGGCCACGAAGGAGCAGCTGGAGGAACTGGCCGCTTCGCCGATCCGCTTCGTCGCCGATGCCCCGGCCCGCGACCGGCTGGCCCCGCTGGAGGCCGAGGTCGAGCTGGCCCGCCGCGAGGCCATCGACCTGATCAACGAGGAGATCCTCGCCAACCAGGCACTGGCGCAGGAGGTGGAGCGCGCCCGGAACTCGCTTGACGGCATCCGGGAGGGGCTGGCGGAATTCGCCGATTCGCTCAAGCTCTCCGACCTCTCGCCGCTCACCCCTGCCGAGAAGCTGGCGGAGGCGCGCAGCCAGTTCGACACGCAGCTTGCGCTCGCACGCGGCGGCGACGTGGACGCGCTCGCGGGCTTCACCGATATCGCCCAGAGCTTCCTTGAAGCCAGCCGGGCCTTCAATGCTTCCTCGGCCCCGTTCCAGTCCGACTTCGACCTCGTTCAATCGGTGCTGGAGGAACTGCAGACCTCGTCGGTCACGTCGAAGGACAGCCAGCAGGCGTTCCTTGATGAGATCGCCGCGCAGAACCAGTTGCTGGTCGACATGGCGGCGGCGCTCAGTGAACCGGAAGGCCCGAACGCCGGGCTGCTCCGCGACCAGCTGGCCGAACTCTCCGGCATGGGTGTCGGCATCGAAAGCCTTTCCGCCGGGATCGAGGCGACGCTGAAGGTGCAGGAGCAGGTCGCGGCCATCCTCGACCAGATCAACGCGCGGAACCAGACGGCGAACGAGAAGGCGGCGGAGGCAGCGGCCAAGCGGGACGCCAAAGCCCGCGAGGACATCATCCCCGACGACATCCCGACGACCGACGAACTGGTGCAGAGCCACCGCGACCTTCAGGCGATCATCCGCGACGGCTCCAGCGGCGGCACGACCCTGTTCAACGCGCAGGGCGGTGCGTTCTCCAGTGCCGGGACCGACCCGAACAGCCTTCGCGGCTTTGCCACCGGCGGGCTCGTGCCGGGCTTCGGCGGGACCGACAGCGTGATCGCGCGGGTGACACCGGGCGAGTTCGTGATGACGCCGGAGGCTGTGAACGATATCGGCGTCGGCACGCTCACGGCAATCAATCGCGGCGGTGCCTTCAACGAGATGGCTTCGGAAATCCGGGCCTTGCGGGAAGAGATCGCGGCGCTCCGCGCCGACAATGCCCGCCTCGCTGAGACCGTCGCCCGGGTCGGCGCGAGCCAGATCGACGAGATGCGGCGCGGCACGGCGGTGGTCGATGACGGCCTCGGCCGGATCGCCGATTCCGCCGAACGCAAGGCCCCGAGGCAGAGGAGTGCCGGCTGATGGCTACCCGCTTTTACAACCGGGTCCGGGAGACCTCGACGACGACCGGGACCGGGACGCTGACGCTCGGCGGCGCGCCGACCGACTACCTGACCTTCGCGGCCGCGGTGCCCGACGGCGCGGCGGTCGCCTACATGATCATCGCCTGGCCGGACTACGAGATCGGCGTCGGCACTTTCACCGCGCCGGACCAGCTGGGCCGCGACACCGTGCTTGAAAGCTCGAACGGCGGCTCGAAGGTCGACTGGCCGGCCGGCACCCGCGACGTGATCGCGACCGCGCCCGGGCAGCTCCTGTTCGACCTCGGCGGCGCCAACGCGCTGACCGGCAGCCTCGACATCACGGGCGGCACGCTGACCGGCGAGATCGGCACCGGCAACCTCGCCGCGGGCGCGGTCACCAACGCCAAGATCGCCGACGGCACCATCGGCTTCTCGAAGATCGTCCAGACCAGCGCGGCGATCGCCGACCAGGCGACGATGGAGGCGGGCGCCAGTTCGGCGCGCTGGGTGACGCCGCTCGGCACGAAGCAGGCGCTCGACTACCACGTGCCCCGCACCCCGATGGCGGGCGGCACGACCAATGTCATCTCGGGCAGCCCCTCGACGATCCAGTTCACCAGTATCCCGTCCTGGGCCCGGCGGATCACCATCGGCCTCTATGACGTCTCCTATACCGGGGGCGGGCTGATCGTGCAGATCGGCCCGTCCGCCGGCGTCGACACGACCGGCTATGTCTCGGCGGCGGCGAAGATGCGCCACGACGGCTCGGGCCCGGAGATCTTCTCCAACACCGCGACCGACGGCTTCCTGATCGGCGGCACGGCGGAGACCCTGAACGGCGTCGTCACCCTGCTCGCCCCGGTCGCCGGCGAGGCGCGCTGGATCTGCGCGGCGCACGGCATGGCGGGCACGGCGCATGCCTTCTCGGCCGGCGGGCGGAAGGCGATCGCCTCGGGGATCCTCGAACGCATCACCTTGCGCGGCTCCGGCATCACCTTCACCGGCGGCCGCGTCAGCATCACCTGGGAGGCCTGAGATGGATTTCCCGAAGGACGAGGACCTGCAGGCGAGCTTCGGCCCGTTCAACGAGACCTTCAAGTTCCGGACGACGAAGCGGCCGGAGCTGGTCGGGGCGATCCCGGTGACGGTCGGGCCCGGGCAATGGGTCGGCGTCGTCTCGGTCAAGATCACCGGGGCGCAGCCCGGCGACCATTACGACATCGAGGGCCAAATCGGCGTGACCAACGATCTCGGGCACCCCTGTAATGTGTCGGCGAAGTTCGTGTTGGCGCAAAACCGCGACATCAGCGACGGGGCATACATCGACATCTCCGAGGGCGGCGGGCCGAATGTCAGCGGCTCGGCCAACGCCGCGACCGACCCGCTGTTCCTCGGCAACCGCCACCACGAGGTGCTGACCGAGATCGGCTCCTTCGTCTACCCGGCAGGCGGGACGTACAAGCGGATCGTGCTGGCACTCCGCGCCGTCTCCAGCGTCGCGCAGACCGGCGAGACGCTGAAGATCGACCCGGACAGCAGCGACATCAGGGTGACGCGCTCGCGCCGGGTCGAGCCCGCCGCGCCGCCCGCGCCACCGGTGGCCTCCGCACGAACGGACGGCGCCCGGCAGGACGCGCTCGAACGCCGTCTCGCGGCGCTCGAGGCGAAGCTCGCGGCGGCCGGCCGGGCGCTCGGGGCCTGAGCCGATGCTGGGCCTTCATCCGACCGGCTCCCAGCCGCTCGCCTCGGGCGGCTACGCGGAGTTCGCCTATCTCTACGTGCCGGGGCTGTTCGAGCAGCTGATCGCCGACCCGGCCCCGGCGCTGGAATTCCTGGTCGAGATCGTCGCCTGGGACCGCGCGGCCGGCGCGACGACGACGTTGCGTTACTCCATGCGGGGCTTCACCTCCGGGCCTTCGGACTCGGTCGCGAACACCCATTACGAGGGCCGGCTCGCCTCGCCGTTCCGCTTCTCGCAATCGATGTTCCAGGCCGGCGCGCTCGGCGGCCGCTCGGAGCCCTCCTTCGGCACGATCCGGCTGATCAACCTCGACGGCGGCCTCGACGGGCTTGCCGACATGGCGGTCGACGGCCGCGAGGTGACGGTCAGGGCCGGCGGCGTCGGCTTCGCCTACGACGATTTCCGCACCATCCTGTCGGCCCGGGCCGAGGGCTGGCGCTTCACCGAGACCGAGGTCGAGCTCGCCATCCAGGACCAGGTGATCGCGCTCGACAGGCCACTGCAGGAGACGCTGTTCGACGACACGGCCGGCGACCTCGAGGGCCAGCCGCTGCCGGTGGCGCTCGGCATCTGCCGGAACGTGACGCCCCGCCTGGTCGACGCCGCCGGGCTGGTCTACAAGGTCGCCGACGGCGCGGTCGAGGCGATCCCGGCGGTCTATGACGGCGGTGTCGCGCTCACCGGCGGATCGGTCCCGACGCTCGATCTCGCGAACGGGGAATTCACGCTCGCCGCCTCGCCGGCGCAGGAGATCACCTGCGACGTCACCGGCCAGACCTTCGGCGCGGCATCGGCCCCGGTGACGGCCGGCGCGATCATCCGGGCCCTGCTGGTCGAATATGGCGGGCTCACCGATCCGGACGATTTCGTGCCCGACGACTTCACCGCGGTCGAGGCGGACAACGACGCAGCCATCGGCCTCTACATCCCGGATTCGCGGACCATCCCGGCGATCCTTGACGACATCATCCGCACGATCGGCGGCTTCTACACCTTCGACCGGCAGCGGCGCTTCTCGCTCGGCGTGCTCAAGGCGCCGAACATCGGCTCCTACGTGGCGGCCTTCGGCGAGACCGAGATCGTCACCCTCTCGCGCCGCGACCTGCCGGACGAACTCGCCCCCATCGTCTGGCGCTGGCGGGTCGGCTACCGGCGGAACTGGACAGTGCAGACCTCCGGCCTTGCCGGCGCGGTGACCGACGAGCGCCGCGCCTTCCTGGCGGAAGAGACCCGCGTGCAGACGGCGGAGGATGCGAGCGTGCGCACCGCAAGCCCGCTGGCGGCGGAACCGCCGCTGGTGCCGGCGCTCTACGACGGGGCGGCCGACGCGGCGGCCGAGGCGGCCCGCCTGCTGGCCCTGTTCGGCGTGCCGCGCTTCATCTACGAGGTCCGCGTCAAGGCGCTCGGCTACCGGCTCCGGCTGAACGACACCGTGCGCGTCACCTATGGCCGCTACGGGCTCGACGGCGGCAGGACCATGCGGGTGATCGGGCTGACGCTCGACGGCGCGCGGAACGAGACCATCCTGGAGTGCCTGGCATGATCCTGCTCCACGACAACGCCTTCGACAGCGCGGCGAAGACCTACAGCCGGGAGGTCGCGACCCTGCCCGGGTCGAACAGCGCCGATCCGCACCTGTCGCGGGTCTGGCGGGCGAGCGGGACGGATGCCTTCCACGTTCTCGTGGATTTCGGCGCGGCGACGGCGATCCGCGCCTTCGCCATCCTCGGCGCCAACCTCTCGCCGTCGGCGACCGTGCAGGTGACGGCGGACGCTTCCGATCCGGCGGTCGCCGCGCCGGACTTCACGGCCGACGAACTGACCGGCATGGAGGCGGGCTACGGCGCGCTCTACCAGGTCTTCGCGGCCGACCAGACCTACCGCTACTGGAAGATCGCGGTCGCCGATGCCGCCCCGCTGGCCGGCTATTTCGACATCGGGCGGATCGTCCTTGGCCCGGCGTGGAAGCCGGCGCGGAACCCGTCCTACGGCGCGCAATGGACATGGGCCGACGAAAGCCGGCGGACCCGGAGCCGGGGCGGCCAGAGCTATACCGACATCGGCGCCCGCTATCGCGTCGTCGAGTTCGAGCTTGGCGTGCTCTCCGAGGCGGAAGCCTTCGGCCCAGCCTTCGAGATCGACCGTGTGGCCGGGCTCTCCGGCGACGTGCTCGCCATCGCCGACGAGGATGCGAGCCTGCTCGCCCGCCGCGCCGTCTGGGGGCAGATCGAGCAGGCGACGCCGCTCGTCCATGCCGGCCACGACCTCGTGATGAAACGCTACCGGATCACCGAACGCCGCTAGGGCGCAACCGCTCCGGACAATGCTGAAATTATTTCACTCGACATACCGGGAGGGCGCGATGACCCGTCTCCTTTTGCTGCTCGCCTGCCTGGCGCTGACCCCGCTGCCGGCGCTCGCCGAGGGCTTCTGCCTGCCGCCGGGCGACATGGACCGGGCGATCCGCGAGAGCCGCTGGCGTGAGACGCCGCTGTTCGCCGGCATCGGCGGGCAGGGCCGGGTGGTCGCGCTCTATGGCAATGTCCGGACCGGGAGCTGGACCCTGGTGATGGAAGGCCCGGACGGCACGTTCTGCGGGCTTGCCGCCGGCAACCGGCTCCGCCTCGCGCCCGCCGCGCCCGGCGGGGCGCCGCAGGACGGACCGTCATGAGCGAACCGGCGCGCGCCCACGGCCCGTTCGAGCGCCACCTGCAGACCCTCGTCGGCTTCGTGCTCTGCGGCCTGATCGGCTGGGTCGGCGTCTCGGTCGCCGATGGCCGCGAGGCGGTCGCCCGGGTCGAGGAACGGGTCAGCTATCTCGCCGAGACGGTCCGCGACCTGAAGCAGGAGATCCGCGCCGCGACCCGGATGGAACGGCTCGGCCGGCTCGACTTCCCGACCCCCATCCCGCAACCGACAGAGGAGGAACGCCATGACCGCGATACGTGAGCCCGGCGACATCGCCGCCTTCGACGAGGGCGACGACGATGCCCTTCCGGCCGACGCGCCCCGGCGCCGCGGCCTACCGCGCAAGTCGGCAATCCGCATGCGGGCGCGGCAGGACGTCGACGTTCTCTATCCCTATGTCCGCCAGAGCGGCATCGCCGAGCAGCCCGGCATCCTGGTCCTGAACGCCCACGGCGAGATCCCGCTCGGCCGCGAGCGGCTGCTGATCCTCGCGCTGCAATGCCTCAACGCCTACGCGCGGGCCGGCAGCGGCAGGCTTTCCTGAATTCCATTCAATCAAACGAGGAGTCCCGCCATGCATGCCATGCTGGTCTCGCTGATCGATGCCTTTCCCGCCTGGATCGCGGCGCTGACCGCGACCGTGACCGCGGCGACGGCGATCACCGCGCTGACGCCGAGCCGGAGCGACGACGCGGTGCTCGACATCACGCTCCGCTTCCTGAACCTGCTGGCCGGCAACGTCGGCCACAACCGGAACGCGGACGATTATTGA